TTGTCGCTTCCGCACGCAGGACAGGTAAATTTTTTTTGTCCATCTCAATCTCCATTACTCTGACCCGCACGCATCGGCGGGCATCAATTCGGCTGGCGAACCAGCGGGATAGTTCTCGGCTGTCGTCCTGCAACAGCTCTTGTGGCGCGGCCACTTCTCAAGCTGTTCAGCGCATCGCTTTATTTCATCGTCAAGTTCTTTGACGACCTGATGCGCCATATCTCTATGCCTTTGAAGCACCTTTAGCCGCTCGTAGTCCATGAAGCGACCAACGAACTCGCGTTCGTGCAATGACATTGCATTGAAGTCGCTTCTGGTTAGTTCTTTTATGCTCACTTCAATACCTCGTAGCTCACGACGCGGCGAAGGCCAAGACGTTTCAGCTTCAACTTGTCTGGGTTGACCTTTTCGCCGCTGCGCAGCCGCGATAAGTAGCCAGCATCAATTGCTGTGACGCGAGCAACAGCGCGAAGGCTTCCGTACTGAGCCACGAGGGCATCAATGCGCTCTTGCAAAGTCATCCCCACCACTCCTTTAAGGTCAGCCACTTTTCAGCGCCAGCACATGCAGCGAGGTAGCCGCATGCCAGCAGTGCGACAGTCACCAGACCGCAGATTGCATAGACCATCAATTCCCACCTTTCACTTCTTCGGACAGCGCTGCCACAGCGGCATCTACCTGCTTATCGCCCTTTTCCAGTACAGCACGTACCCTGTCCGCGAAAACTCGCAACCGCTCCATCTCAGCATCCCGCTCCGCCAGCTTCGCCTCAAGCTCTGCGATGGCCCGATCAGCCTTACCTTCATCCTGTGACAGCGCAGCCCATAGGCCCATGTACTTGTCCCGGTCCGCAACAGCGGCGTCCAGCGCAGACTGCATCGCGTCGATTGCTGTGTTGCATCTGAACTGAGCGTCAGCAACATCACCAAGGCGTCCAGCGCCAAACTGAACGCTACTTTTTGCAGACTCAACAATCGACTCGGCGAATTGCTGTACTTCAGCCTTCACCCGTTCAGCGTGGTTCATGGTTCGTCCTCTCCACGTTCCGCAACCGCCGATAAATCGACCGCGCCGCCTTCTTGCTTTGCTCGCGCCAGCCTCGCGCAAAGGGGCGCTCGCATCGTTGGCCGTCCTGCCAGTGCTCGCCGCAGCGCAGGCAGATGTGGTCCCCGCCGTACCAAGGCGTATGCCACCAGACCATAAAAGTCTTGCGCTCACATGTCGGGCATGCTTTGCGGTCGATTCCGAACGAATCAGGCTGCGGCGCGTGGATGTGAACAGCACTCATGAAAGCAGCCCCATCTCGCTAGCTTCAATTACGGCAAGTGCGATGCATGTGCGGGGGTCGGTGTGATCTACAAATCGAATCTTTCTGTTCTTCAAGAAAAGAAAATTGCGCCAAGTGTTTGGCAATTGCAACCACACCGGCATCATCTTGAAGTGCTCAGCGATGGGGTAAATGACTTCAACATCCTGGTAATCGAATACCCACCACCAGCCACTGCTGTGGCGTCGCACTAAGACTTTGCTGTCCCTGTATTCCTGCAAACAAACATCCTCCGGCGCATACCCAATAACCAGCGCGAGGCGGCGGGAGATTTCGGTTGGTGTCATGGCGCCCCCTCCGGATTGGTTGTAGTGAATTCGTCCCAGACATAACTTTGCTTAACCCATGCTCTAGGCTTTCCATCCCCCCCAACACCACCGAAATAGCATGGGCTCCATCCAATAGCACCTTCGTCCCTAGCCCACCCCGGCGCATCAATCGCAATGTCGGAGTAGGGGGAGATTTCGATTAGGTCGGAATTGAACTCTTCATTCACCCAGTACTGTCCATCTGGATTCCAGATGTGGACGTTGCCGTTAATAAGGCCAACAACTGGCCTGTCCCCGTTTGCATCCACACACAAAATCCGCACATCCCGCCCGTCTCGCGTGCGGTACTTCTTGCCCATTTCGATAGGCGCTGGCTTGTTTGTCCCGTAGGAGAAGCTTTCGCCTTCGATGTTCAGTTTGCCAATTTCGATTGCCATACTCAGTGCTCCGATGTTTTATGCGGCGTGTCCGGCGTCGATGATTGACAGCAGCAAGCGCATTGCGACGATCATTTCGCTTTCGTCCATCACGTCTTTCGCTGGGTCGCCGTTGTCGTCGTACTCAATAGCTTCGCGCACCTTTACAAGCAGGTCGCGGTCTACATCGTCAAGTTCGTAGGGTGTCATATTCAATCATTCGCTGTTATGCGGCAGTGAGGCCGCGTTGGGGTTAGGCGTCAATTGAAGCCGTCGATGAACTTGCGCGCTTCCGTAGGTTCGCGTAGGCCTCCCGACATCATTAACATCAGCCCCATCTCAACAGCCGGGTGTTTGGCTGTATCTTGGTGCTTCTGCATGTCACTGAACATCGAAAGCAGCGCATTTGCTGCATCGCCACGGTCGCAGTATTGGCGGGCGCGTTGCTTGCACCACTCCAGGTGCTCGGCTCGGGTAATTGTCATCATCAATCCTTCGCTGTTCTGCGGTTGTTCAATCTGAGTCGTAGCGGTCGCCGTAGCCGTAGCCGGATCCGTCGCCGTCGCCGTCGCCGGAGCCGTAGCCGTAGCCGTAGCCGTAGCCGTAGCCGTAGCCGGATCCGTCGCCGTCGCCGGAGCCGTCGCCGTAGCCGTAGCCGGATCCGTCGCCGTCGCCGTAGCCGTAGCCGTCGCCGTCGCCGGAGCCGTAGCCGTAGCCGTAGCCGTAGCCGTAGCCGGATCCGTCGCCGGAGCCGTAGCCGGAGCGAAACACATGCTTAGGCATTTATGGACTCCCGCGAAGTTTTTGTGCATGGGATCAGCTCACACACCCCAGTCAAGTAAATCAGCGGGTTCAGCACATCAACTTTGCATTCGCTTGTCTTGATGCCGTGTTGAGCTACACCAGAGAGCGCAACGCCTTCTTTGGCCTTCCATGACCACAAGCGGCGCGAGTCTTTGAGTAATACGTTTTCTCCGTCCACGCTAACCACCTCGCCAGCATGGACGCCAGCGGCATAACAACGTGCGATAACGTATTTGCCTACAAACGAGTGCGGTGCCGCTTGCAAATTCGCTGGCTGATTACCGAAAAGTGCCGCGAGTTCTTTTGCTTGTCCGATTGTCAATTCGTTGATGTTCATTTGTGATTCCTTTGTGTTGTTGAAAATGTTCTGCGGCAGTGAGGCCGTGTTGGGGTTAGGCAACCAAATATGGGCGGTCGCCAAGCACATGCACGCTCTCTCTTCCGTCATACTCTTCGACCTCGAAAGCCTTGCCCTTCTCGATCCAAATCACGCTAAGCGTGTTGGCCCCGCCTGTGTAGAGGTCTGGGAACATCGCTTTTGCGGCCACAACAGCAGCGTTTTTGTCCCCGGCCAAAACCGGCCCGACGATGCGTGCATCCATGCACAAAGCCTCTTTCTGGCCTTCATCCGCCCATGTGCTCCATCCAGCGCCAAACCCAGGCGAGTACAGAACCGCAACGCGGCCCTCTTTTTCAATCTTTTCCATCATCAGTTCCTATCGTTAAAGGTGGGGCAGCAACACACGTCACAAGCAGCGCAGGGAGCCACAACTTCAAGCCCTGCGGAATGCTCGCCGCCTGTTTGTTTGTGCGCTGCCCCGTTGACCGCTACCAAGGGATGTCCGAGTCCATTTCGTCAAACCCCGTGCTCTGCTTCGACGCAGCCTTAGGCACAGCAGCCGGTGCAGGGCGGGGCGCTGCTGGCTGCAAATCGTCTCGGCCACCAAGTAGCTGCATCTCGTGGGCGATGATCTCGGTGGTGTAAACGTCTTGGCCTTCTTTGTTCTGCCACTTGCGTGTTTTCAAGCGGCCCTCCACATAGATAGGCTTACCCTTCTTGACGTACTCACCAACAACCTCTGCCAGTCGGTCATAGAACACCACGCGGTGCCACTCGGTTTCTTCTTGCTTCTCGCCACTGTTCTTGTCTTTCCAAGAGCGAGTGGTAGCGACACTGATGTTGCAGACAGCAGTTCCTGCTGCGCTGTACTTGAGTTCAGGGTCTTTTCCCACGTTGCCGATCAGGATCACTTTGTTGATGCTTGCCACTATTTAATCTCCAGTCTGGTTGCTTGTTGAAGGTGTGCGCCGGGTACTTCCTTGCCCGCCTTGAGCGCGTCTTTGATCGCCACTTTGTCGATTGATGGCGGTGGTGGCTCTGGTTGTTTCATGAACTCAGCCGGGATAAGCCCAGGTTCATCAATCACCACGGCGGGAGGATTCTTCTTAATCGTTATAGCGAAATACGGGCACTCAATAGCCTTTTTTCCTGAATGCACCATGCAGTCGTGCAGGTACTTCGTCAGGTGCTCGGCGCGAGATTCGAGCGACTTTCTTCGCGCAGCCATTGCTGACTCTGCCTCTTTGATCTGGGCGGCCAGGCCAGTCATGTTCCTTGCAACCATCGCCGTTGCTGTGGCCTTTTGCTCCAGGTCGCCCGACAGTCCTTCGAGCGTGTCAGCGATGGTCTGCGCGTCTAGGTCCAGGTTTGACAGCGTGTCGGCTGCTGCTTTGTACTCGTTCGCCAAAACGTAGAGCTGCGTCATGCGGCCACCTTCTGTTTCTTGTTGAGCGCTGCAACGATGTGCTTGAACGACTCGGCTGGCGCTTGCCCAAGACGCTCCACCGTGAAGCCAGCTTTTTCAGAAACCCATGCAAGAAGCCCGTCAACATCGGTGTTGGTGGCGTCGATCATCTTTGTGAGTGTTGCCACCTCTTCGGCGCTGATTGCTTTTGGGCGCTCAAACTCTTGCTTCAGTTCTGCGACATACTTGCTGTCATCCCAGCGGCCAGAGAAGATGTCACCAGCAAAGCCAAGGTAAGACGCGCACTTCACCAAAGCATCTGTAACCGACTTCTTTGGCGCGTCTTCGTCAACCATCAAGCCGCCGTCCTTCTTTGCGTACACAGCCTTTGTCTGCCCCATTTGGTCAAACTCGCCGCGCTTGCCGTCAGCGCCCACGTACCAAAGGCGCACAGCCGCGATGTGCAACACGTCTTTGTCTGTCAGGCGCTCCATGCGCTCAGAAAGAATCGTGAACCCCCAGCCTGTCCCGCATGGGCCAAACTCTTCAGTGAGGCGGCGGACGATGTAGTAAGGCTTCGGGCTGTTGCCCTGGTACTGCTTGCCAGTGATTGCCTTGACGGCTTGCGGATCAGTTCTGCAAACCCGATCCCATAGTGCTGTTTTGCTCATATCAACTCCTTAAAACGGCAACCCAAGAAACGCAATGCCGTATGCTGTTTTTGCTGCGTACAGTGGCGAATGTGCTGCCCTGTACTCTCGATAGACTTTTATGAACTCGGCTAACTTACTCATCTGTTTCTCCTAGTTCCCATTCGCCCATCTCGCGGCACAATTTGATTAACTTCCGCGCCGCCCTTTGCTCACGCTCGTTCAGCCTTTCAAGCGGGCGCACACCATCAGAAAGTGCGTCATCGCATTCCTGAAGCGCCGCCAGCGTGTTCTCAAATCTGCAATGGGCCATGTTCATCATTGCCGCGCCTCTTTCCTTCCCTGCACTGCCTGCCACTTAGGGCCAAGCAATCGAACCATCCGGCACCAATTCTTTTGGTTGTGCCGGTTTGTTGAAGCTGGCACGAGATCACTGTTGAAGTGCTTGCGGGCCATGCGTAGTAGTGTTGTGTTCATGTCGCCTCCCAAAGTTTCCTGACGCGCTCCCATTCGGCACGGTCACAGTCGCTGCCAAGAGCCCATTTGCCGCCCACGACTCTGGCGTGATCATCTTTATCGAATGCCTCTTCAACATTTCGTTTAATCAGATACTGCGCACGCTCTGGCAGGGATGACCACACCTCATCAAGCCAGTCAGCGCACATGCAAGTGATGTATGTCTGACGGCCAAGGCAGTAATCGACTGCACACACCGCCATAATTCCTTGTGGGCCCCAAGTGTTCATGTCGTTCCTTTTGCTTCTTCTGACAGCGCGGCACTGCTAAGCAATGGGAATGTTCCGAGTGCAATGTGCGCTGTTGTGCTGATGTCTTGGTACTGAGCATTGCGAACCGCTTGCGGGCTTTCTGGGCTCATGCCGCAATCTCGTTTCAGCGCCTCGGCCTTGCGTGCGCAGTCAAGTAAAGCCTTGCGCAGCCTGTCGATATCGGCCTGCATGGCGTCGATTGCGGCAAATGCTGCACGGCGCTGTTCAACGCCCCAATCTATTGATTCACGCGGGCACTCTGCGTATTTGTGAAACAGCGCCTTAGCCTGTTCAGCATCCATGCTCATCCTCCAATGCAAAACTTAATTAGCTTCCGCACGCCACCGTGGCGCTGTGTTGTTCCGCGCTTAATCCACAAACCAGTGCCGGGCCAGAAGTCGATCAGATGGCCTTTGGCTTGCACAACAAGGTGAGCGCCATCGTTCTTTGCGTCGAAAGCAATGCCCGCTTCCTTCAGCAGCTCCGGCGAACTCTTGCGGTTGTCGGCCCGCTTGGCCTGGCTCGCAGCCTTAACGTCGCGCCAGAACGCGCCAATGTCGTCGTCATCGGTGGCTGGTTCAGCGCTCATAGCACCCCCGCCACCAAAGCCACAACAACCGCCACCAGCAGCGGCAAGGTGATGTACTTCTCTACTGGGTGCCAGGTCATTTCGCTTGCTCCGTTAGGCCGCGCCATGGCCGGTTTTGAAAGTTGGATCGCATGCTTCGATATATGTGCGCCAGGTGTTTCTTTGTTTGTCCAGTGCCCCATATCCCGGTCGTCTTATCAAACCAAGAAAACAGCGTGTCACCAAAGTAGCCTTGCCGCTCATACACCCCCGACCTAACCGGCTTCACATCGCCAGGGAACCAAGGTGTTGTTTTCATTTCGCCGCCTCCATCAAAGCCGCAAGCACCGGCACAAGCTGCCAGCAGCACCACGTCGCAAAGATGGCGATCACTGGATAGGCAATCACTGGATAGGCAATCACTGCGAGTCCGCCTTGCTCATCGTCCTGCGCCTCTTGGTGGTCTTTCTCGTCTAGTCCGTAGAGATTCATGTCGCCCTCCAAATCCCATAAACCGCAACACCAAAGATCGCCCCGAGAAATATCAGCACGCACCACACGACAGCGTTGACGTAGCGCTGCGATGGCTGCGGGTTGTCGTTCAAAACAGAATCGCTCCACAGGCTGGGCACGTCTTTGTGCGATGTGAGTCGGTCGAACCAGTCGGTCAGGCGCTTCATTGCTCATCCCTTTCAAACTCAGCGATGAGCATGTCTGGCCAGGCGTGGCGGTGGGCTTGGAGGCGGGCGTCGGTCATGCTTGAGTTTGAAATGTCTTGGTAAGAAAGCCATACCGCCATCGAGCTGTATTTGCCGCCGATTCTTTTTGATATGACTTCCTCTGCGGCCCAATGTGATTTGGTGGCAGCTAGGCGAATAGCGAAGCAAATGAACCTTGTTTTTCCAAAAGGGATTTCGCCTCCAACCCCATCCCACAACAACGGCTTAGCCGCACGAAACGCAGCAGCGATGGCTTTGCGGTCGGTCATGCTTGCTCACCCCAGATAACCCGCTCAGCCCAGTACCTAGCTGAATCAAGACAGAAAACTGCAAACGGTTTATTTGCTGTGCGGGCCAATTCGACCCAATACAAAACCGACTCGGCTGGGGCGCTCATGCCGCGCACTCCGAAGCGACAAGCTCATTGGCCTTCGCCATCACATCAGCGGCACGGTGGATCAAATAACGACGCTGCAATTCGTGACGAGCACTGTTCGACAAGTCATTGCTTGCGTTCCACATCAAAGCAATCAGCGCATCGTTACCAAGCTCTGTGATGTCCGCATCGTCCATCGTTACCAAGCGAGCCAACACATTCGGATTGCAGGAAGTCATGCCAACAACCGACGCATATAGCCAGTCGTGCAGCGTGTCCATGTCGGACATCACTGACTCGGTAGCACGCTCGGTTGCGTAGTCCCATTGCGACTGGGTTGTGGTTGCTGCGTAGTGCTTGGTGGCGGCTGTTACTGGGTCTAGGTGCTGTTGCATCTATCTCTCCGCGTTGTGTGTTGCGATGGAGAGACTGTACCGGAAGCGGAACAACAACGCAACCGAAATAGGAACAGCATGCCATAAATTATTCCAACCAAACAGCCTACATCGATAGACAAAGGCTATTTGTGGCTTGTAAAAAAATAGTTCCGAAAGCGGTTGCTTTGTTGTTCCGGTAGCGGTACAGTATGGATTCATGAAGTCACAAATCCCCCCAGTCACATCAATCCGCCGCTCGTTGAGCTTGATGAACACTGCGCAAATACGCAGCCTCGCGCAGCGAACGAAAGTTCCATTCACCACTCTTTGGAAGATTCGCTCTGGCGAAACAAAGAACCCTGGCGTTGAGACGGTTAGGCTTTTCATTGGAGCGCTCCGCGCCACATCAATGAAACCCATCCGCCCCCAGGACGACAAGTGATGGCCCCCGTACAAGTTAACTCCTGTCATCGCGGCCCACGCTGCGGTGTTTTGCCAGTGTCCACCCCTGGCTTTTTTATTCGCACTAACCATCCTTCGTTTCCTCTCAGTGGGTTGCTAAGGGTGCACAGCTTGTTGTGCTTTAAGAGATTCAGGCTGAGAGGAATGCGGCATGAGCTACGAAACTTTTATTGAACGCAAGCTTCAGCTTGTTCAGCCAACAGGCATATCTGGTTCGGTTGATTTGCCGGACTCACTGTTCCCGCATCAAAAGGCTTTGACCTCTTGGGCGCTGAAACGCGGCCGCGCCGCCATCTTTGCCGATACAGGTCTTGGAAAGATGCGCATGGAGCTTGCATGGGCTGACGAGGTGAACAAGTACACCGGCAAGCCCGTCATGATTCACACGCCGCTTGCAGTTGCCCAACAAATTGCACGCGAGGCAGAAAAGATCGGGTTCAGTGCCATTGTCTGCAAAGAAGCTGGCGACGTTGGTGAAGGCATCAACATCACCAACTATGACCGCCTGCACAAATTTGATACGTCGATCTTTGGCGGCATCGTTCTTGATGAATCAAGCTGCATCAAGCACAGCGACAGCAAAACATTTGCCGCGTTGACTGACGCATACAGGCACACGCAATTCAAGCTGCCAGCGACTGCTACACCAGCGCCTAACGACTGGACAGAGATAGGCACCCATGCTGAATTCTTGGGCATCTGCACCAAGGCTGAAATGCTGGCCGAATACTTTGTTCATGACGGTGGAGATACATCTGTATGGCGATTAAAAGGCCATGCAAGAACAGCGTTTTGGCAGTGGGTTGCAAGCTGGGGGGCAATGATCCGCCGCCCGTCTGATATTGGATTTGATGACGGCCTATACAACCTGCCGCCGCTGCAAATTCATGAGCATCTGGTTGACTACGAACTGCCACTCAACGGCATGTTGTTCGCGGTGGAAGCTCAAACGCTGAGCGAGCGGCGCGATGCCCGCAGATCCTCGATGGAGGAGCGAGTTAAAGCGTGCGCCGATTTGGTGAACTCACAAGCAAACGAGCCCTTTGTGGTGTGGTGCGACCTTAATGCCGAGGGCGATGCGCTAACCGCTGCCATCAATGGTGCTGTGCAGATTTCAGGCGCTGATGACACAGAGAGAAAAGAGCGCCTTTTGTCCGACTTTGCCGAGGGCCGCGTTCGCGTTCTGGTGAGCAAGCCTTCGATTTGCGGTTGGGGCTTGAACTGGCTGCACTCAGCCCGCATGGCCTTTGTTGGCGTCACCGACAGCTATGAAGCCTATTACCAGGCCGTGCGTCGCTGCTGGCGTTTTGGTCAGACACGCGATGTGCATGTGCATATTTTTGCCAGCAAGGCCGAAGGCTCCGTGGTGGCAAACCTTAAGCGCAAAGAAAAAGACGCTGGCGTGATGGCTTCATCTTTGGCTGATGAAACCAAATCAGCAGTCATGAAGGAAGTTGTTGGTTCAACGCGGGAAACAAACCAGCATTTACCGGCTAAGCGCGTGTCCATTCCTTCATTTTTGGAGGCTACATGACGCGATCCGAGTATCAGATTTGGGGCGCTCGTTCTATGGCTGCACGAGGTTCCGCCCTCACTCACTCAAGACTAACGCCAGAAATAGTTAGGGCTATTAGGGACGCCAAAAACCTGAAGACTGCAAAACAACTCTCCGAAGAGTTCGGAGTTCACCACAGGACTATTGAGAAGGTCCGATATTACGAAACATGGAGTCACGTCAAATGAATTGCATCGATCAAGTCGTTACTGAAAACTACACAGCCATCCACGGTGACTGCGTGGAAGCCCTTAAAGGTTTGCCAGACCACTGTATCGGGTACAGCATCTTTTAGCCGCCGTTTGCGTCGCTTTACACCTACAGCAATAGCCCGAGGGACATGGGCAATGTTCGCAGCGATGAAGAATTCTTCGAGCACTTTGAATATTTGATTGCAGAACTGAAGCGCGTGATGCGCCCAGGGCGGAACGTGTCTTTTCACTGCATGGACATGCCAAGCAGCAAAGAGCGTGATGGTGTGATCGGATTGAAGGACTTTCCTGGCGACCTTCTCCGCGCATTTGAGCGTCACGGCTTCACCTATCACGCAAAAGCGACTATCTGGAAAGACCCGGTTACTGCGATGACCAGAACAAAGGCCCTCGGGTTGCTGCACAAAACAATCCGTGAGCGCTCAGAGATGGCCCGCATGGGCATCCCCGACTACTTAATAACGGTTCGAGCGCCTGGAGTTTCTGAAGAACATGTAACTCACACACACGAGGAATTTCCTGTTGATCTTTGGCAGAAGGTGGCGAGCCCAGTTTGGATGGACATCAACGCAAGCGAAACGCTCCAGTACATGAGTGCCCGCGAGCACGACGACGAGCGCCACATTTGCCCGCTTCAGCTAGATGTTATTCGGCGCGGGTTGATGTTGTGGACAAACCCAGGCGATGTTGTTCTGTCTCCTTTCATGGGAATCGGGAGCGAGGGTTATGTGGCTGTCGGTATGGGGCGCAAATTTATCGGCGTTGAATTGAAGACCAGCTATTTCAAGCAGGCCGCTGCAAATTTGGCGGCTGCCAAAGCGAAGACAAAAGACCTATTTGAGTTGGCCGCATGACATACCTAGAACCAGGCCAACACTGGAAGTTACCAAGCGGCCACATCGTGCAAGTCATCAGCTACGACCAAGAGGACTACCGCGTTGT